CACGATCCGTTTCGTTCCGGTTGCTGGACGTTCGTGCGGGGATGTTCTACTTTGTGCGGGGATGACGGGACCCGAACCGACCCAAAGGGGACAACATGCCCACTACGTACGGACGAACCGCACCCAAGGAATTCGCACCGACCATCCGGAAGAAAGCCGCGGTGCTGTGGTGGCTGGCCGAACACGGGGGGACGCTGGAATCCGGGTCGGGGGTCGCGACTAGCGAGCTGGCCGACGCGATCACACCCCTAGTGCGTGCCGGGGAACGAACCGGGTTGGCAGCGTTCAGCGGATTGTTGACCGCGTTGGAAAATGACGGACTAGTGATCCGCGACGTGCGGGGTCGCCGGGTGTTCAGCGTCGCGTTGGTGCCGACCGCGGATGAACTACGCAAACACCCGCGCTACGGACGTAATCCGTGGCCACACACCAATGGACAACCCAAACCCGAACCGGTGGCCACGATCGCGGACGAACCGTTGGACGGGTCCACCCAAGACGTCGGACCAGTGGAACCCCACGCGTCAACCGTCAACGCTGCGCTACGTGCCGAAGTCGTCAACGAACAACCCGACTTGTTCGCCGATTGGACACCACCACCGGCACCGACCCCGAACGCCGACCCCCACACGTTGTTGGGGTTGGCCATGTCGTACATCGCGCAAGCCGTGGCGACGTCCCGTCCGATCGAACGGACGGATCCCCAAGTGTTGCAACGCTTGGCAAGCACGCTGGACGACAACCAACGACTTCGGACCAAGCTTGCCGTGGCCGAAGACACCGCACACGCGCTACGCGACGAAGTGACTGGACTTCGCAAAGTCAAAGCGATGTTGGAAGACAACGTGCGCACGATTGCCGCGGGACGACTGGACGAAGGCGCGTTGCGACGGTTCCGCGAACTAGAACGGTTCATGCAAGCCCCACCCAACGCGAAGTTGTGAACCCCGACACCGAATACATGGTGCACATGACGGGGGACACGGTGGAACTAGTGGTGGAACGCACCGTGGACGAAGCCGGACGGACGTTCAGCGCGGACGCGATGGACGAACTAGCGCGACTGATGATCGCGTGGGTGGTGACACGCGTCGCGCGCCGGTGGGATGACTACGGGGAACCACCGCAACGGGTGTCCGTGATCGTGTCCGTGGATCTGGACGAACGACCAGTGGTGGACACGGACCCGTTGTGACGGACTGGACGTTGCTGGTGGTGGCCATGTCGGTGGTGGTGTTGGGGGTCGCGCTAGTGCTGCACATTGCCAACCACGCGGTTCGCGAAGACGAACGGGTGCGTCGGATCTTGCGCGATTGGTTGCGGGATCTACCGGACCAAGACCACGGGTGAACTATTGGGTGCCGGGATTCGGTGTCGTCGTCCGACGCGCCGACGTGGAACGGATCAGCGCGGAACGGGACCTACTGCGGGAACTGGTCGTGGACTTGTTGGCCGACCGGTTGGAACACCGGAAGCCCGACCCCGTGCCCGACGCCGACCAACCGGACTAGGGGTGTGTGCCGACCACCGCGACCCCAACCGTGGCACGGTGGCCGACACACCGCGGGGGAACCTACCGGTTCCGGTGCCAAGCGGTGACCACCGCAGCAACGAACGCGGCCACCGCGATCGTCAACCACAACGACACGATCCGCACCCACGTCGCATGACCCCACATGAACCCAAATCACCCCTTCCGTTCACCTTGCGCGTACGACTAGGTTGCAACCGGAACGAAAACCGATCCGGGGGGGTCTGGACCATGCCCGCACCCGCGTACGACGACGAAGCGTGCGAAGCGTTCGCTTACCACTTCGCGGAAGTCGTGCACACGTTGGATCGAATCGACGTGGAACGGGGGTCCGACGTCGGGGACGAATACCGACGCCAGTTGGCCGAACTGATCACGGGACGGGTGCGCGCACCGCAGCACTAACGACCGTGGCCGTCGCGGGACGCGACCAGTTGCGTCCCCAACGCTTGCAGTAGCGCGCGCTGGTCCGGGGTCAACTGTCCCCCCAACGACAACCAGTCCCGTTGCCACGGTGGTTCGTCTTCCATGCGTCGGATCCGTTCGGTAAGCGCGATCAGTTGTTCGGCAACGGTGCTGGACATGTCGTCCGCGGTGTCCCCCGTCCACCGTGCGTACGCGGTGCCGGTTGGCCAACCCAACGCGACGTCCAACCGTGCCAGCGTTGTGGACCCGAACCGTCGGTGGGTGTCCCCCGATTCGACTTCACGGATCGTGCGTGCCGACAACCCCGACGCGCGTTGAAGATCCGTCGCGGTCATCCCTAGTTCCGTGCGTCGCGCGATGACCGCGGCACGAAGGTCCCCGATGTTGTGCATGGTGTCCCGTCCCGTGTGTTCCTAACGAAACGGAATGTAACCCAACCAACCCGAACGTGTGCGTACCGTCACCGAACCGGAACACGGGGGGTCGTGGCCGGTTGTGACCGTTTTGGGTCGCTGCGATCGCAACTTTCCACCCGGAACCCTTGCCACCGACCCCGAACGGGGACGAACATGTCCCGTCATGACCGCACCAACCCAAATCGAACGGGACACAACGGACGACGCACGGCGCCGGTTCTACGACGACGCGGTGGGCGCGTGGTTGACGGTGGAACAGATCGCAGCCCGTTGCGGCGTGTCCACCGACACGGTGTACCCGTGGGTGCGGTCCGGCGAGCTGGCCGCGATCAAGTGGGGGAAGCGCTGGCGCGTCCACCCGGACGACTTCGCGGACTTCGTGGACCGTGCGCGCCGCGGTGACCGCGGCGCCGCGTGACTTCACCCGACACCCCCGGACCGCTACCTACCGACGATCCGGGGGTGTCCCGTCCCAAAACCGTCCCCCACGTTGCCCGTAGACGGACGAAACCGGACCGCGTGGGTGTTGGGTGCCGACGATCACGCTGGACGAAGCGACTGGCCGTGTGTGTGGCGCTGACGACGTTGTGGGGTTGCACACCCGGCGAGCTCTCGGTGGCGCGGTGGTTCGCGCGACCCATGGCCGACGGGGAATCGATCCCGTGCGCGCAGTGGATCGGTAACAGTCGGCTTGCCGGGTTCACCGACGACCAGTTGCCAACCCTTCACCGGATCATGTGGCTGGAATCGCGGTGCGACCCCAACGCGTACAACCCGTCCGGCGCGTCCGGGTTGGTGCAAGTCGAGTCGTGGTGGGCGCGTGCGTGTGGGATCACACCGGCGCAGTTGTTCGATCCGACGTGGAACTTGGTGTGCGCGCGCCATGTCTACGAAACCCAAGGTTGGACCGCGTGGTCCACGTACCGATGACGGTTTGCCGGACGTGTGGCGCGCCGATTCGGTGGGCACGCACCGAACGCGGCGCGCGGATACCGCTGGACATTGACCCGACGGACCGTGGTGTGTTCATCGTGACGGGACGCGATCGCGGGGACGTCACCGTGCGGACCGCGCACGACGGGGACGACCCGATGCGTTACCAATCCCACTTCGCGACGTGTCCCGACGCGGCGAGCTGGCGCGCACGATGACCGCGACGGAACGGGATTACTACGCGACCGTTGTTGACGCAGCGCGGATCTTCGGGTGGCGCGTCGCGCACTTCCGTCCCGCGTTGACGAAACACGGGTGGCGAACCCCGGTGTCGGGTGACGGTGCCGGGTTCCCCGACTTCGTGTTGGTGCACCCGTTGGCGCGTCGGGTGTGGTGGCGCGAACTGAAAACCGACGGGGACAAACCCACCGACGCGCAAACCGCGTGGGGATCCGACTTGATCGCGGCGGGCGCGGACTGGCGCGTGGTTCACGTCCCGTCGGAAGCCGACGCGTTCATAACGGAACTGGCACGAAGGGAACCCCGATGACCCAACGACCCGAACCCCACGCATGCCCATTCTGCGGGCTGGTCATGTCGTGGCGCGAAACCAACGAACAAGGTTGCTGCAACGACTGTTACGACGGACGCGCCCGGTGGATCCACGCCGCACGGAACACCGCCGAAGCCAAGTGGGACCAACTGACGTTGGACGTTGACCCATGAACGACTTCCGACGAATCGACCGCGGGCGCTGGCACGAATACCGGTGGGGAAGCCGACGCGTCCCCGGTGTCACCGATCTACTACGCGACGGGATCCCCAAACCGGCGCTGATCAATTGGGCGGCACGGTCCGCAGCGGAATACGCCGCGGACAACGTGGACACCATCGCGACGTTGGAACGCGACGCCGCGGTGGATCTGATCAAGTCGGCGCACAACCGGAACCGGAACCGTGCCGCGGTCCGCGGCACCGACGTCCACGCGCTCGCGTTCCAACTGCGCACCGGTGCCGAAGTGGACGTACCCGACGAACTGGCCGGGTTCGTGGACGCCTACTTGCAATATCTGGACGACTGGACGCCGGAACTGGTCGCGATTGAACGTCCGGTGCTGAACCGTCGGTGGTTCTACGCGGGGACCTTTGACGAAGTGGCACGGTTGCGCGGCCATTCCCGCGCTGCGCTCATTGACATAAAAACGGGCGCGTCCGGTGTGTTCCCCGAAACGTGTTTGCAAGTCGCGGCGTACCGCGCCGCGGAAGTGTTCGTGGACGACGAAGGCAACGAACAACCGATGCCGGAAACCGGCGAAGGGTACGCGTTGTGGTTGGCCGACGACGGACGTTACGAACTGCTACCCGTCGCGTCGGGTGCCGACATGTTCGCCGTGTTCCTTCACACCGCGCACGTTGCCACGTTCATGAAACGTGCGGAAGATGACCGCGACGTGCGCGAGCTGATCGGTGTTCCAATGGCCGCACCGGTGGCCGTCGCATGATCACGTTGCAACTGGACGCAACCGAAGTCGCGCAACTGTTGACAGTGCTGGACATTGTGCGCCGTCAAGTCGAGGGATCGCACCAACGGTTCACCACGTTGGAACACCAACGCGCCGTGGCCGAATCAATCGAAATGTTGTGGTTGAAAGTGGGGGACGCGGCCATGAACCACCAACCGGAAGGGGACGACGAATGAACGCGGAACTAGCGGTGCGACGCGACCCGACAACGGTGATCGCGCTCGCCGACGATTATTGGTTGCTGGCACAACGGATCGCCGGAACCGAATTCGTCCCCAAGTCACTACGGAACCGACCCGAAGCCGTGTTGGCCGCGTTGCTGTCCGGTGCCGAACGCGGGTTGGGTGCCATGGAATCGCTGCGATCCGTGCACGTGATCGAAGGGGTGCCGTCGCTGTCCGCGGAAGCAATGCGCGCCTTGGTGTTCGCCGCCGGACATGACATACAAATATTGGAAACCACCGCGGTGAAAGCGACCGTGGTTGGCCGACGCGCTGGCGCGGACACCACGTCCCCACCGTTCACATGGACGATGGACAAAGCGCGACGCGCACGGTTGTCGCAACGGGACAACTGGACGAAGTACCCGGAAGCCATGTTGCTGGCACGCGCGTCCGCGGACCTTTGCCGTGCGTGGTTCCCCGACGTCGTGGCCGGGTTGGGAATCACCGAAGTGGCCGTGGACGAAACCGAATCGGAAGTGGTCCCCGCGACCACGAAACGTTCGCGGGTGCGGGGGTCCGGCGCGATTGGTCCCGCTGTCGCGCCGGTCCCCGCGCCCGTTGCATCCGCAACGGAACCCGACGAACCCGAACAAACCCCACGGTCGCTCGAGGACCCCGAACGGATCACACCCGACGAAGTGTTGGACGGCATCCCCGGATCCGACGTCCCCGCATGGGGGGAACCCGACGAACCCGAACCAACCGGCACACCCGACGCGACGTTGGCACGCCGGATCCACGCGTGGATCGGCGAGCTGTACCCGAACGACGACAACGACACCCGCGACCGATACCGGCACGCGTTGTGCGCGATCACAACCCGTGGCCGTGCCGAAGGTCCGATCGCATCATCCGCGGCGCTGGACATGGACGAACAACTTCGGTTGTCCGACATTCTGGCCAAGATCCGCGGTGGACAAGCGACCGTTGCCGACGGACCCGACGGCACCGTGGAACTGCGCGCCGGTGGGGGATGGGTCTACGTGGTCGGGTTGGATCCCGTCCGGGTGGACGTCCGGCGCGGTCCCGAAGCGTGACCAGTGGCGGGGTCACGATGGGTCCGGTTGGACGTGGACTACTTCCACAACCCGAAGGTGCTGGCCGCGGGACGGGACGGACGGGACCTTCACTTGGCATCGATCTGTTGGGTGGGGTCGCAACTAACGGACGGTGTGATCCCCGCGCAAGTCGTCCCGATTTTGATTCACGACGCACGGATCCGCGGTCAAGTCCACGCACAGTCCGCGATCGACGCGGTCTGTGCCGCCGGGTTGTGGATCCCGAACGGGGACGGGTTCCATCTTCACGACTTTACGAACATGAATGGAACGCGATTGGACGCCGAACGCGAACGCGAACGATGGCGCGAAAACCAACGCCGACACCGTGCACGCGGGGACGATTCGTGAATGTCACCGGTGAGTCATCGGTGAGTCACCCGCTAACACGACACAACACAACACAACGAGTGTTACAGCGCGTCAGTGACTTCCATTCCGCGCGCTGTTACAACCCCCCTGTAGTCCCCCACGGGGGGACACGATGACCACCCGAACCGACGCGTTGACGGTCCCGTGTCCGTACTGCGACGCGCCCGAAGGGGAACCGTGCGCCGGTGCACGCGGCAAGCTGCGCACGTCCATCCACGCCGAACGACACGTCGCGTTCATGAAGTCGTCCAGCGCGCAACGACACCCGGCAACGTTGGAACCGTGGGACCACCCACCCGCATACGACGCACCCGAACCCCCCACACCCGGACGGATCCAACACCCCATCCCACCCGACGCGATCGAACGGGGACAACGATGGTTGCAAGTCATCCGACCCCAACCCGAACAACCCGAACCCGAACCCCCGTGGTGACTTTGGGACCCGACCAAGTGGCCATGGCCGAACTGGTCGGAACGTTGTTCAAAGATGAATGCCGACGCGTCGGATCCCGTGACCGCTTCGCGTGCGAACCCGACGACGCGGAACGACAACACCAAAACGGCGCGGGCGCTGAAATCGCGGTGTGCATCGCGCTTGGTGCTTGGTGGGAAGCGACCAACGGCACGTTTGGCCAACGAAGCGACGCCGCGGACGTCCGATGCGGCACCCAACGAATCCAAGTCCGATCGACCCCATACCCGAACGGGTTCCTACCGCTGCACGACACGGATCCGGACGAAGACGTGTTCGTGTTGGTCACCGGAACGTTGCCCACATACACGATCCGTGGCGCCATCCGTGGCCGTGACGCGAAGACACCCGAACACTGGACGACCACGCACCCGACGACTGGACGACGACTTCCCCACCCGTGTTACGCGGTGACCCAACGCGAGCTGGCCGAACCGGATCGGTTCGTGTCCCCGTGGTGACCATGGGTCAAATCTGCCCGGATTGGGGTCCGTGTGGCCGTCTAAGGCGAGCAACCCCGTCGGATGGGTACACACACCCCCCGAACGTCCACGGGCAAATGGTGACCAGATTCAATCCGGTTCGTTCGGGGTCGCTGTGAACAACCGACGTTGGCAACCATCACAACCCCGAACATGGCCACGACGACGCAAATGGTGGGCAGCGCAACTACCCGTCCCGTGCCACCGATGCGGACAACCCGTCAACCCCGAAGACGACTGGCACCTAGACCACACCGTCCCCCGGTGGATGGGTGGCACCGACGACACCGCACGCCCATCCCACGCCCATTGCAACCTGGCCGCGTCCAACAACCACCCACCACGACAACGACCCGTCCACCTTGCCACCGACGTCCCACCCACCACGTCGCGCAAGTGGTGACCAACGGCCATGACGATCCCCCGCATGGTCCAACAGTCGTTCCTACCCGACATGCAACGACCCGTCGGACCCGTCCCCGGATCCGTACAAACCGGAACCAACGCCGAACTGATCGCAACCGTGGCACCGCTGTACCTAACGGGTGCGGTGCTGGACGTCACATACGGCACCGGTGGATGGTGGAAGGAATACCAACCCCACCCGTTCACCGCGCACGATCTGAACACCGACGGTGTGGACTTCCGTGCGCTACCCGAAGACGACAACAGTTACGACGCGGTGTGCTTCGACCCCCCGTACATTCCCCAAGGTGGGGACAACCACATGGCCACGGGTGATTGGGGGACGCGCTACGGGTTGACCCGTTCACTTCCACAAAGCGAACTGGACGACATGTTCACCGAAGGCATGGCCGAAGCGGCACGGGTCACGCGGGAATGGGTGCTGATCAAATGCACCGACTACACGTCCAGCGCGATCCTTACCGTCGGGTCCGTGAAGGTGGTCAACCTTGCCACCGCGCTCGGGCTAGTGACGTGGGATCTGATCGTCCACCACACCGGTCCGGGTCCGGGTGGACACAACATCTTCACCGTGCGCCGATGCCGAAGGCATCACAGTTACTTGGTGGTGTTCCGGAAGAGGGGGACCCCCGGTAGTGGAAAGTTGCGGGAGAAACCACCCATAATCGTGGGGGATGGTCCGCCGTGGTGAAGGTCCCGTTTTTTCTGCCCAACGAACCCGATCGTACCCGGCGCTTCCCCATTGTTTTTGCACTGTCACCAACGAACCGGAACGATGCCGAACAAAGCAAACGGAACCCGACTGATCCCCCGGCATCATTCCGGGGGACGTGGGGACACGAAGCCGATCACGGCCACCGCGTTCCTTTTGGGCATGAAACCGCACCCGTGGCAAGCACGCGCCGGTGGTGTCGGGTTGGCACGGGTCAAGAATCGGTGGCGCTACCCGATCGTGGTCGTATCCGTCCCGCGCCAATCGGGGAAAACCCGACTGGCGTTCATCGTGTGTGTGGACCGTTGCCTTCGCAACGACGGCGCGCAAGTGTGGTACACGGCACAAAGCCGGATGGACGCGGTGTTGCGGTTCCGCGAGCTGGTCCGGTTGCTTCGTGCGTCGGGGTTGGTGGAAGCACCGGTGGCAAGCTTCCACCACCAATTCCAAAAGTCGAAGTGGGACTACCGGGTTCGTTCCGGCATCGGTGCCGAGGAAGTCGAATTCTGGAATGGGTCCCAATTGCGGATTTTCGCACCGGCGGAAGATTCGTTGCACGGGTCCGTTACTGATTTGGTGGTGATTGACGAAGCACGGTTCTTTGACGCGCATCAAGGGGACGGGTTGATGGCCGCGGTGTTGCCGACCCAAGCGACGCGTGATGGTCAAGTGTGGATCACGTCAACCGCGGGTGGTCCAGAGTCGGTGTTCCTTCACCGACAGATGGAAGTTGCGAAGTCAACGACCAGTGGTCATGTCGCGTTGATCGAATACGGGATTGGTTCGGACGTCCCCGCCGGGGATCTGTTGGACGCGGTGTGGCGCGCCCATCCTGCCGCGGGACGTCCGGGTGGTCCGCGTCGTGAAGCGTTGGAAGTCGCGTCGGAACAAATGCCCGCGTGGCAATTCGCGCACGAATACGGCAACCGGTGGCGCACGGAAGCCGATATACGGGTGCTTCCGGCGCCGGTGTGGGAAGCGTGCCGACATGATGACCCGTTGCCGGATGGACGGCCGGTGTTCGCGGCGGACATTCCGTTGGACCGTTCCGAATCGGTGATCGTCGGTTGTGTGGACGGGATCGTGGAAGTGGTGGACACCATGCCCGCGGCCGCGGTGCCGGACCGTTTGGTGGATCTGGTCGGACAGTGGGATCCGTTGTCGGTGGTGGTTGACGCGGCTGGTCCGGCGGGGACGGTTGCTTCACGTTTGCAGTTGGTGTGTCCGGACCGTTTGAAGGTGACGTCCACCCGAGAGCTCGCGGCGGCGTGCCAAGGGTTTTATGACGCGGTGACGTCGGGGACGGCACGGGTTCGTCCGTCGTTGGTGTTGAACGCGTCCGCGGCGATGGCACACCGGCGGACGGTTGGCCAAGCGTGGGTTTGGTCGCGGGTGGATGGTGGCGCGCCGCTGGTCGCGGTGTCGTTGGCCATGTGGGAATGGTCGCGGCAGATTGGTGCGCTTGCAACGAAACAAGATTGGGTTGCATTCTGATGTTGGAGGGCGTGTCGTGAAACTGGTCAAACGTCAAGGCACGGTGCCGGGGTCGCCGATCGATTCCCCGCGTGGCGCGCGTGTCCGTGCCGTGACGGATGGCCGCGACGTGTTGCTGAATAGTCCGGACGGGTGGGAACAAGACGCGCCGTGGTTGTGGTGGTCGGGTCCGGAAGGATCTTCGGACGGGACGGGTGGTCCGTTCGGGTCGCCGCTGGTCGCGGGGGACCCCACCGGGTTTTCCACGTTGCCGTCCGTGACGCAGTGCACGTCCATCATCGTGGACACCATCGCGGGGATGCCGTGGCGCGTGCTGCGCGGCGAATACGAACATTTGCCGACCCCGGATTGGGTCACCGACCCCCAAGCGTTACGGGTGGACGGCCGGGTGATTGATCCCGGCACGTTGCTGGACGTCCGGTTGTCCGCGGTCGAATTTTGGGCGCAGTGGATCACCGCGGCGTTGTGGTTCGGGGACGGGTTTCTTTACGTTCCGGTGCGGGACCAGACGGGCGCACCCAAACCACCGTTGTGGCAGTTGCACCCGTTGCAAGTGACGATTGAAGCCGGAACGTATTGGGTGGGGGACGTCCCGTTACCGGCCGGTTCGATCGTCCATCTTCGTGGCCGTCCCCCGTATTGGTACGGACGCGGGCATGGTGTGATCACGTCGCACGGTGCCGAACTTGGGTTGGCCGCGACGGTTCGTCAGTACGCCGCCGGTGTGTTCACGTCCGGTGTCCCCGCCGGATATTTGAAGTCCACCCAACCGAACATGGACGCGGATGGCGCGCAACGGTTGAAGACAACGTGGCTGGCACAACACGGCAATTCCAAACGGTCGATCGCGGTGCTGAACGCGACCACCGAATTTGTCCCCATCGCGATCAGTCCGGTGGACGCGCAGTTGGCCAACGCGAAGGAATGGACGACACGGGACGTGGCGATGGCGTTCGGGGTCCCCGCGCACATGTTGGGTGTGCCGGGTGATTCGTCCACCTACGCGAACGTTGAATCCCGCATGATCGAACTGCGCACGTTCACGTTGCTTCCGTGGATGCGTCGGGTGGAATCCACGTTGGACGCGCAGTTGCCGCGGGGAACGTCGTTGAAGATCACGTCCGACGCGTTGCTTCGTGCCGACACGGCAACCCGTTACAACGCGTATGCAACCGCGCTCGCGTCCGGGTGGTTGACGGTGGACGAAGTGCGCGAGCTGGAAGATAGACCACCGATGCAAACCGTGGGGGTTGCATGATGCCTGAACTACACATGGAAGTCCGCAACGTGGACACCACGTCCCGCACGATTGTCGGGGTCGCGGCACCGTACAACGAAGTGACGTTGCTGGCCGGGGACCCCGCCGGGGAACGGATCATGCCAGGTGTGTTCCGTCGGACGATCGAACACCGCGGCGCGAAGATCCCGCTACTGGTCAACCACGGACGGGATCGTGTGGTGGGTTATTCGCGCAAGTGGGACGACACGTCCACGGAACTGGTCGGCACGTTCGCGGTGAACGAAGGCGCGGACGGGGACGCGGTGTTGGAAGACGTCCGGCATGGTTATTACGCGGGGTTGTCGTGCGGGTTCGTGGAACTGCGCGTGGGTCGCGGGGACGACGGTGTGCGCGAAGTCCGCGAAGGGAAGTTGGTGGAAACGTCGCTGGTCGGGATCCCCGCGTACGAAGGCGCGGGGGTGTTGGCCGTCCGCAACGCGCAAGATCTGGCCACGTTGCTGGCACCGTTCCAAAACCGTCCGACGGTGAACCTTGACCCCATCCCCCCGTTGTCGTACCGTTCATTGCACTGACAACTAACCGCGGCTCGCGCGGTCCGGCACGGCCAGTGTTCACGTCCCCGACGGGGGAACCCGAACACCGGTGGCGGTGTCACCCGATGCACCCGCAACGACCCCGTTACTTCGTTGCATGTGGGAGCACATCGGATGATCACCTATCTGTCCCGTTTGACCAGTGAGCGCGATTCGTTGACCCAAGCCGCGACCGATTTGGCCGCGAAAGCTGCGGACGAAGACCGCGATCTCACCGACACCGAACAATCGTCCATGAAAGCGTGGGCGGAACGATGCGCGCAGATTGACGCGCAGTTGACGGAATACGGAAGCCAAGCCGAATCGCAGCGCGCTTACGCGCGACTGCGCGAACAACTGGAAACCCCACCGACCACCGCGCTGGTCCCCGCGACGCGTGCCGCGGTCCCCGAACCCGTGAAGGGTTGGGGGGACGTGTTCGTGGATTCCGACGCGTTCAAAACGTACATGGGGACCGGTGCTTCCCAACGGGTCAACGTGCCGACCCCCCTCGCCGAGCGCGCCGCGATCGACGTCGGATCGTGGCCGGGGACGATTCCCCCCTACGTCTACACACCCCCCGCGTACACGGCGCTAACCCCGGTGCTGGACGTCGTGGGGAAGGTCACCACCGGGTCCAACAGTGTGGAATGGATCAAGTGGGTTCCCAACCCGCAAGACGCGGCGTCGATCGTGGCCGAAGGTGCGTTGAAGCCGGAAGCCAACATGACCGCGACCCCGCAAACCGACACGCTGGACACGTACGCACACTGGAAGGCAATCACCCGGCAAGCGCTGGAAGACATACCGCAAATCCGAGCGATTGTGGAAGGCCGGTTGCGTCAAGGCATCTTCACCGCGTTGGAAGGCGCGGTGACCACCGCGCTTTTGAATGACGCGACGATCCCGGTGGTGACGGGTTCCGCTGCGGGCGGGGATTCGTTGCTGTCCACAATCCGGGTCGGGATCGCGACCGTGCAAACCAACGGGTTCGCGACCCCCAACGCCGTGTTGCTGAACCCGGCCGATTGGGCAGCGCTGGACGTCGCGGTGATGGTCGAATCGGTGGATGGTCCCCTGTTGAAGTCGTCGTATTGGGGACTTCGGCCGGTAGCGGTTCCGTCCATCCCGGCGGGGACCGCGTACGTGGGGGACTTCAACGCCGCGGTGACGTTGTTTAGTCGGGGAACGACCGCGCTTTACATGACGGATTCCCACGCGGACTACTTCGTCCGGAACTTGATCCTGCTACTGGCCGAGATTCGCGCCGTGGCCACCGTCCCCGAACCGCTGGCCGCGGCCAAGTGCACGGTTGGCGCGGTGGTGGGCACGTCCGGATCGTCGTCGCGGAAGTAGTCGTAAATGCCCGCGACCACCGCAGCACTTCGCACGTACTTGGGGATCGATCCGGCAACGTCGGTTGACCAAGCCGCGATGGATGCTGCGGTGGCCGCGGCCAATGACGCGGTGGTCATGTGGCGCGCCGATCTGACGACGGACCCCGGTGACGGGACCGTGTTGCCGACATGGCCACCACGCGTTGACCAAGCCGCGATCGTGCAAGCCGCACGGTTGTACGGACGACGGGGAAGCATCCAAGGGGTTGCCGCGTTCGCCGACTTGGGAACGTCACTGATCCCCCGGATTGATCCGGAAGTCCGATCACTGTTGGAACTTGGGGAATACCAACGGTCGGTGGTCGCGTGACCAGTTACGACCGTGCGTTGGAACTGGTCGGAAAATTGACCGCGGACGGGATCGTGGCCACCGTGGATCCTCGAGCTGCAACCCCGCCGTGTGTGCTGGTCACCCCACCGAATCGAACCTATGACATTGCGTGTGGGTATTCCGCGGACTTCGTGTTGTGGGCATTGGTCCCCGGTGCTGGCAACGCCGACGCGTTCAAAGCGTTGGACGGGTTGTGCGACGCGGTGGCCGCGGTGCTGGACGTGTCCCGCGCTGATCTTCAAAGTTATGTGCTGTCCCCCGACGCACCCCCGCTACCCGCGTACCGAATCGAACTAGTCACCGAAGGGATCTGAACATGGCCGTTGTTGAATCGCGGTTGAAGGATGGCACGTTGACGTTGGGGACGTCCCCCAACGATGTGGATTTTTCGTGCCAAGTGACGAACGCACGGGTCAATTCGTCGTACGAAGACGACGGGTCCGCGCAAGAAACGTTGTGCGGCGATCTGATCGCGGTGGGACGGAAGTTGTCGGGACGTTCACTTGCCGGAACGTTCATCCAAGATTGGACCGCGGCCGCGGATTCGATCGTGGACTACTGCTATCTGCACGAACTGGAAGAGGTCGCGTTCACGTACGCGCCCGCGGGGACCACCGGGGGTCCGACGTTGACGGGGACCGTCCGTATTGAAGTCCCCGGCGAAACGTACGGTGGGGACGTCAACACCCGGATCACTTCGGACTTTGAATGGCAAATGACGCAACCACTGGTCCGGACACCCCCGGTGGTCGGCACCCGTGGCGCGAAGACGAAGGAACCGGCGAGCGCGTGACCACATGGGCGGACGCGGAAGTCCGCGTCCAAGGTTTGAACGAACTGATCCGGACCATGAAAAAGGCCGGGGAAGATCTGTCCGACTTGAAAGATGCCCACGCACGCGCTGGACAGATCGTGGCCAACTACGCGCGCACGATCGCACCGAAACGGTCCGGCAAATTGGCCGGAACGATCCGCGCCGCGAAACAAGTCCGACGCGCACGCATCCAAGCTGGCCGCGCGTCGGTTCCGTACGCGAACCCGATTCATTGGGGTTGGCCGTCCCGACACATTGAACCCAACCCGTTCCTATCCATCGCGGCGCGTGACACCGAATCACAGTGGCGCACGTACTACGAAAAAGCGGTGGCCGACGCGCTCGCGAAGGTCCGGGGGGTGTGATCCATGGCGTTCCAATCGTTCCGTGTCCAGTTGAAAGGGGACGACCCGGTGGTGGTGGACACCAACGCGCGGGACATGGTGTCCGTGGTCATGGACCCGAACAACCCGCGCCCGTTGGATTTGATGTTCCACCAAATCCACAACGCGATGCTTCGGCAACAAATGTCGGTACCCCGCGACTTCGTCGGGTTTCTGGAAGCCTTGGAAGGGATGCCCGAGGCGGTGGACCCCGACACCGACGCGTTGGACCCTACCCAACCGGATCCGTCGGACGAACCGCGGTGGCCGTCGCCCTCCGCATAGGTGGTGACCCGTCACCGTGGATTGAAGATCCCCGCGCGCTCGCAACCGCGGTGGAACTATTGAACGAAGCCGATCGGAAGCGTTGACCCGTGGCCGCACCCGCGATTCTGAAAATCGACATAATTGCCGACGCAACCAAAGCGTTGAAGCAATTCGGGTTGTTGGAAGACAACGCGAAGGGGACGGGGACCAAACTTTCCGGGTTGGGTAAGACGATCGCGGGTGCGGTCGGCACCGCGGCCATCTTGAAGTTTGGGAAGGATTCCGTTTCCGCGGCGGAAGAATCCGCGGTGGCCACGGCACGACTGGACCAAGTGTTCAAGTCGATGGGGGACACCACCGGGGAAGCATCCAAGCACGCGCAGAATTACGCGGGCGCGTTGTCTAAGCGCATCGGTGTTGAAGACGAAGCGATCATGTCTGCGCAAGCGCAGTTGGCCACGTTCGGCAACGTGTCCAGCGAAACGGCACGCATGTCCGGTGTGTTCGATCGTGCCACCGCTGCGGCCGCGGATCTGGCCGCGGCGGGGTTCGGCACGTTGGACACCAACAGTGTGCAACTTGGGAAAGCGTTGCAAGATCCCGCGAAGGGGTTGGCCGCGTTGGCGCGCTCGGGGGTGACGTTCACCGATCAGCAAAAAGCACAAATCACGGCGATGCAAAAGTCCGGCGATCTGTTGGGCGCGCAAAACGTGGTGCTGAAAGCCATTGAAGGTCAAGTGGGGGGAACCGCGGAAGCGACCGCGACGAACACCGCGAAGATGCAAGTTGCGTTCGGCGAGCTGCAAGAAACGATCGGGAACAAGTTGCTTCCGGTGGTCAATTCGTTGACGGGGTTCCTTACCAAAAACATGGACGTGTTGATCCCGTTGGGTGGCGCGATCCTGGCCGTGGTCGGTGCGGTCAAGTTGTACGAACTTGGGACCAAAGCCGCGAAGGTCGCGCAAGCGGCGTGGAACGGTGTTCAAATCGTCTTCAACGCGATCATGTCCGCGAACCCGATCATGCTGGTGGTGATCGCGATCGCGGCGCTGGTCGGTGCCGTCATCCTTGCTTACAACAAGGTCGGTTGGTTCCGTGCGTTCGTGGATTCGTCGTTCCGGGGGATCGTGACCGCGTTCGGATGGATCCGCGACGCCGCGGTGGGTGTCTTCAACTGGATAACGCACAACTGGCCGCTGATCCTGGCCGTGTTGACGGGACCGTTCGGGTTGGCCGTGTTGGCGATCACGAAGAATTGGGACGCGATCAAAGGCGTGATCCAACGGTTTGTGGATTGGTTGCGCGGGATCATCGACACGGTGGCCGGGATCGCGCACCGGATCGCGGGCGCGATCAAAGCACCCATAAACGCGGTCATCCGTGGATGGAACGGGTTGCAATTCACCGTCCCGACGATCGACACCCACATTCCGGGGATCGGCAAGGTGGGTGGCCAGACAATCGGGTTCCCCGACATTCCGCAGTTGGCCACCGGTGGCGCGGTGCTGCGGACTGGACTGGCCGTCGTTCACCGCGGCGAAACGTTCAGTGGTGTGGGGCGAGCTGCGCCCGGTGGAACCACCGTCAACATCACCGTGCAAGCGACGGGGTTGGGCGCGCAAGCACCGGACATTCAACGCGCCGTGGTGGACGCGCTGCGGATCTACACGTCCCGTAACGGTCCCCTGACCGCGCCCATCGTGGCCGCATAGGTGCCCACATGGCCGCGTGGGACCCGACAAAGCCGTGGCCGTCGTCAACCCCCGGTGGCGCGTCATCGCCCGCGTGGGGGGATTACGTACGGTTGTGGGTGCGTGCCGCGATCGCGTCCGGATCGTCATGGCATTTGGGATCCCACCCAAACGACGCGTTGGACGCGGGGAACGTCATGGGTGGTGGGATCCCGGCGCTGCGCGTTGCACCCGGACGGTTGTGGGTGGATCTGTCGTGCGACACGTTGGACGTTGACATTCACGGTGGCGCGACCGCTGGTCAAGGGATCTTCGGCAAGGTGGACGCGGTGACATGCACGGTCCGGTTGGCCGACCCCGACGGGATTTACGACCCGTTGTGGTCCGGCGGTCCGTTCCAATACGGTGGCCATTCACGACTGGTCCCCGGTGTGCCGGTGGAAGTGTTCGCCGAAGTCGTCAACCCGTCGGATTCGTCCGTCCAGCAATTCCCCATCTTCACCGGCACCGCGGATTCGTGGGGGGAAGATTGGGTGCCGCACCCGTGGCAACGTGAAGCAACCTTGATCGCGTCCGACCCGACGAAGACGTGGGCGCGGTACGACAAACCGGAACAACCCGCGGTTGGTGCCGGGGAAACGGTGCAACAACGCGTCGCACGGTTGGTGTCGTACTTCGGATGGTCGGGGACGGTGGAAGATCCGACGCCGGGTGCATCGGTGCGCACGTTGGCCGCGACGACGTTGGCACAACCGGGTTGGGAATTGCTGAACCGGACCATGGACGACGAATTGGGCGCGGTCTACTTCACACCGTCGGGGGATCTTCGGTGGATCAATCGTGAAGCATCCACCAACCAACCAACCCCACGGATCACGTTGGGTTGTGCCACGGTGCAAACCGGCGCCCACGACATTTTGGTGGACGCGACCCCGCAAAAGTTTGACTTGCAGCTGCGGAACGACGTGTGGGGTGCGCGCACCGGTGGGACCGCGCAACACGCGTTGTCCCAAGGATCCATGGACCACTTCGGACCGTACCCGTACCAACGGACGGACTTGGGGTTGGCCGACGACGCGCAAGCGTTGACGTGGGCACAATTCGTGGTGTCGTTGTACGCGTTCCCCCAAATCGGTGTGGACAATGTGACCATGCTTCCGGCGATCGATCCGGCGAGCTGGACGGTGTGGTCCACGGTGTTGTCGTGGGTGTTGTTCACCGACGTTGCACACATCGCGTGGGCACCCCCCGACTTGCCGGACCATGTGATTACCGGGGACTTCCGGGTGGTCGGTGTGCAACACACGATCAGTCGCGCCCGTTGGTCCGTGACGTGGCAAACGCTCGCGCTGCGCGCATTGTCGTTGTCCGGCATCGTGTGGACGTTGGGACCACACGCAAACGATCGGTTGGACGCCGGGATGGTCATGGCATGAACGGAAGGGGTTGACATGCCGGGGATGAAAACGTGGGCGGTCGGGGAAGAGGTCCTCGCCGCGGTGTTTCAAGACATGGTGCAAAACCAAGTCGTCGCGCAGTTTGCGAATCTGACCGCGTTACAAGCCGGGTGGCCGAACGCGAACAACGGATCCCGTGCCATGTGCATCGACACGTTCCGCACGTACACCAAACGCGCCGCGGGTGGGACGGGTTGGCAACCCGACACCGCGTCCGGAATCATCGCGGTGACGTTCTCCGCTGGTGCCGGGTCGATCACCCACGATTTAGGCCGCGTCCCCGGTGTGTGTCTGGTCAACGTCGGGCAATCGTCCGTCAACTTCCTTGCTGTCACCGGACGCACCGCGACAACGATCGCGGTTGCGGCGTGGACGTCGTCCGCGTCGGGGGTGTCAGGGAACTTGAATATCTGGTGGTGGGCGGCGTGAACGGGTTCGGGGACGTGGACCCCGAAGACGGGTGGGACGCGTCCGACCCGTTCGCGGACAAGGTGGCCATCCTGATTCGTATGGTCGCGTCAATCACCGCGGAACACGCGACCCCCAGCCACAACCACGCGCGGGTGTTGGTCCGGTTGGGGTTCGCGACGGGCGCGGTCGAATCGTTGCGGAAGCACGCACACCGACGGGACCGGCCGATTCTGGATGCGCTGGACTTAGTGTTTTTCTATCTGATAAACGCGGAAGGGGTGGACGGTGGGTAACCGCTACCTAACCGACTTGGCCGACGTCGTGCGCGGCGCCGGTATCACCGTGCAAGAGGAACCCGGTTGGCAAACCCGGTCCCGATCGTCCGGTGGGTACGACTCTGGCCGACCCAACCACGTCATGTGTCACCACACCGCGTCCAACCCGTCGTCCGACGGGCAATCCGACGTCAATTACATGGTGTCCGGTTCCGACGCCGCGCCCGTGGCCAACCTGTATTTGTCGCGGTCCGGCAAAGTGTGGGTCATGGCCGGGGGTGCGACGAACACCAACGGGTCCGGTTCCGACCCGTGCGGGCACACACCCACGGACAGCATGAACACCCACGCGATCGGGATTGAAGCCGCGAACAACGGTGTCGGTGAACCGTGGCCGACCGTCCAGCAAGATGTTTACGTGCGACTGGTCCACGCGTTGTGTGACCACTACGCGATCCCCGTGGGACGTGTGCATTCACACTTTGAATGGGCACCGACGCGCAAAATCGATCCCGCCGGTTCGTCCCGCTACGCGTCGGGATCGAACATGTGGAA